AAGGTTATGAAGGGATGGCGCAGGTCATTTTCTCGACACAGATAAACAATATGTTAATGGATTTGACTAAGAAAATGGTCAGTCAAAAATCGAAGTAGTCTATGCTATTCACACCGGAAGAAATACAGCAGTTGTTTTTCATTGTCGATTATCGTATTGCACGAGTGATCGTCGATGTATTGGGAAAAGATTATCTCTCCCCAGACGACATAGATGTACTTAAAAGGTTCGATTTTGACTTAAAGACAGAAATCCTTAAAATACCACCTTATTGGCAAGCATTCATATTTGGACGGTTAGCAGCCATACTTTCTCCTGCGCAGCTTTCTTCGCTTGATTTTAACGACTTAAAACAATATGTTGAAAAGGAACAATACCCGGCATTGACAACAAGGGAAAAGGCAGAATACAATGCGTCGGCTATGCGTTCTTATTCCTATATAAAGGGAATGGGAAATAAAATAAAGGATTCTCTTTCTTCTACTATATCGGAAGAAGAAATGAAAATAGCTGTTGCGGAACGAGAAATGGAAGTTGAAACAGCTATTAAAGAAGAACTTTCAGAAGGGGTTATAAAAAGGAAATCTGTTCAGTCTATAGTAAGTGCACTTGGACATAGATTGGATGAATGGAATCGTGACTGGGGACGTATAGTCGCCACCGAAATGGAGAACATTTTTCAGATAGGTACGGCTCAAATGATAATGAAAGAACATGGCATCCATGCTAAGGTGTATAAGCAAACAATGCCACAAGCCTGCCGGTATTGCTTAAATGCCTACACTACAAATGGCTATGGCTCTAAGCCCGTTATTTTTGATTTGTCCGAATTGATTGCCAACGGTACTAACATAGGTAAAAAGTCAAAAGACTGGAAGCCTGTTTTAACAAATATTCACCCTTTTTGCAGGTGTATGTTAAGACATGTTCCAGATGGATATGAATGGGATGACAAAACACAGTCATTTGAACCTAAAAAAGTAGATGAAAGTAAGCGGGTTCAGAGAAAATCAAAGGTAAAAATAACTGTAGGTACAAAATATTTCGAAGTGTAATGAAACAAAGAACGATTTTTAATTCCGGTTTTATCAGTATTCTTACTATAGATGGTTCAAAATGGATAAAGGACATCCAAGTAGGAAATGTGATAAAAACCGTTTCCGGTTACAGAAGGGTGACAAAGGTTATCCAGTCTGAACTGTCTTCTGTTCCTCGTATTTTTGATATATGCTACGTTACGGAAGATGAAACTCTTGAAAAGGGATACCGTGAAGATGCTTTACATAGAGTGGTAGACGGCTCTTACGTTTTGTGCCATAATAAAACAAAAAGAGTGGATAAGATAAAGCCGGGCGATGTTCTTATGCTTAAAAATGGATGTAAGGGCAAAGTAACCAACATTATACAGATACCTATTGCAAATGTTTCGCAATATTTCTATACCTTTGAACTTGACAAGCCGGACTTCTATTTTGCAGATAATGTCTGTGTACCGGATGCGACAATTTGATAAATAAAATTTTAAATTTTAATGACGTGGGTTTAAATTTGAAAGCGTTGCTCGGATTGCAGACGCAAAATGAAAAAATAGCTGAATATAAAAGACTTCTTAAAAAAGGAAAAGAGATAAGCCAAGAGATAAGTTCACTTGGTGAAATTTATTCTATTCAGAAGTCGCAGTATGATGAACTGAAAGGGAGTGAAGATGCTGATGCAGTTGCAAAGGCAGAAAGTTGTTTTAATGAGTTTTTGAAGCAACAGTCTAAAGATTTAATGGACGTATATAAAAGAAGAAGCTCTATCCAGAAATCCATTGCAAAGTTGGAAAATGACGAAGAATTTGCTGAAATGGCAAAAGACATTCGCCAGCTTGAAAACTGTCGTGAGTTATGGAGACAGGGTTTGATCAAGAAATCTGTTTACTTCGATTTATTTAAGGCGAAACAAGGTAAAGTTCAGTTTGCGGACGTGCTTGTTTTTAGAGGTGACAAACTTCTTATTTTGAATCGTGTGGGAGAAAAGGGTGCGGTTTCAAACGATTGGTGCATTCCAGGCGGACATGTTGATCCGGGAGAAACTTTTTTGCAAGCTGCAAAAAGAGAACTGTTTGAGGAAACAGGTATTGACATGTCGGAAGAACTTTTGATGCCGGTTGGCAAATACATCCCAAAGAGAAAGGGCATTGAAATTCATTATTTCATGTGCTACATTGACCCTGACGCGCCAGCAAACATTCTTGTGGACGGAGAAGAAGAAACAGGTAGTGAATGGATCAATCCTCACACTGAACTTGACCAATATAATTTCATTTTTGATATGAAAGATAATATCAAGCGTATTCTTGGTATCGAAGTGCCGGATGAATTTCAATTGGTGATGAAATCTTTCAAAGAGGGTAAAATTTCAAAGGACATATTCACCTCCTATTGTGAAAAGAATCCTGAAAAACTTGAAAAGTCGGCAAACAAAACTTCTTTTACGCATGAAGAAAGAAAGGATTTGGCAAAGAAAGGTGAAGCAATGCCCAATGGCAAATATCCTATTCGCAATCGGCAGGATTTGAAAGATGCTATTCGTTTGTCCGGTAGTTCTTCTATGTCGAAAGAAGAAGTAAAGAAATGGATCAAGAAACGGGCAAAGGAGCTTAATCTGGAAGACGAATTGCCGGAAGACTGGAAAGTAGAAAAAACTATGGATACAGCAGACGCACATGTATTGCAGCGTGAATCTTTGGATGGTGAAACCAAAAATATTGTTCGTACAGAGGATGGTGTAGGCGAAGGTATTGAAAAGGCTATTACTTTCAAGAGAACTATCTATGAAGAAAAAGAAGTCGAAGTGGTAGAAGAGCCGAACAAATACACTTACGGTGAGTTTCATATGAATTTCTCTGATAATGATGGTGGAAAAGGAGATAAGTTTGCTGATTTTTTAGGCATACTTCAAAAGGTAACTTGTCTTGGTAAACCTTTTTCTATTGTTATTAAGACAGAAGAAAATGGGGAACAAGAATGGAAATGGAATGGTAAGTTTCGCATTGAAGGCACTACCAAAACAGAAAACATCCGAAAATCGACAGAAGATGAATTGTCTGTTGAAAATGGAAATACCGAAGAAATCGAAAAGTCCAAAAAGACCGATAAGAGTATTTTCAACACTTATCTCAATTTTCTGGAAGGAACTAAAACACGTCTTAAAAATATTCATTGGGGTGAGGAAGATAATTCCAAGCATGTCTATCTCGATGAACTTTCAGAAGAAGTTTCAGAATTTGAGGATAAGATTGCGGAAGCCGGGCAATCGGGATTCGGACGATTCAAAGACGGGGAAATCCAAGGGGATGAAGTGAAAGAGGATGATCCGGTTGCTATTTGCCAAATGATATTCGACAAAACGATTGAGTTCAGAAAAGAACTTGCTGAAAAGGATGAATACATTGGCGAGGTAAGCTGGATTGATGATTTTCTTGCAACACTCAAACAGTCTAAATATAGATTGCAATTGCATTAAGGAGTTTGGAGATAAATTACGATAATAATTAATAAAAGTTAAAATATTGAGTTATTGTGATTTAATTCTAATTTTGCAGTATTTTTGAGTGTTATAAATACGTTTATTTCAATTTCAACCAATCAAAATGTTTGATAGTTTTAAATTATATGTAGATTTGGATTTGGAGAAAGCCAAAAGCGCGGTATCAGAGCAACAATCTCCATACGCAAACATGGTATTTTCCGGTGTCGCTTCCGATTCTTCAAAAGATGATGAAGAAGAAGTCTTAGAGCCGTCCGGGTTTATATATGATAGATTTTTGAAATCCGGTTTGTTTAACCTCGATCATTTGCCCACACGTTCACCTATTAACAAAAGTCGTTTTTGGATTGGTGAACCTATTGAAGCCTATGTGAAAGACAATAAGTTTTTTGTAAAAGGTAAATTGTGGGAAAAGTCGCCGGAAGCCCGTGCTTTTTGGGATAAGGCAATTGAAATGCAAGAATCGGGTTCGACAAGAAAACCGGGTATGAGCGTAGAAGGTAAGGCGTTGGAACGGGATAAGAAAAATCCCAAAAGAGTGACAAAAGCTCTTATTACAAACATTGCTCTTACAATGACACCGGTCAACACTAAGACCTATTTGGATATTGAAAAAAGTAAGGGTGGTAGTGTGAATGATTTATTGGAAATACAAAAATCAACTATTCTTTTTGAATATTGTACAGAAAACGGACTTGTCCAGATTGACAATAATTTCAAGGTGAATTTTCAAAAATCACATTCTTTTGATGTTGATTCTTTTTGGGAGATTTATCGTGCAGTTCAAGAAGGTAGGGTTGAAAAAAGTGTTTTAGATACATTCGTAGAAAAAGTTCGACAATAATTTTTATACATAATGTTATGGTAGACGTAAAAGAATTTAAAGATGATCCGTTATACAAGGCACTTGAAAATTCTGGTTTCAGTGCAGAAGATATTGCTACTATGGTAGCAAACGGAGATGTAACTTTTGAAAAATCGAAAAGTGTCGCCGAAATGAAAGAATCCGAAAAAAAGGAGGACAAGAATATCGGCAATGATGAAAAGCACATTGACGATTTGAAGAAGGACGAAAAAGAGGATAAAAAAGACAAGAAGGACTTGAAAGAAGATATCAAAGAAAAAGAGGATAAGGTTGAGAAATCTTTCTCTATGGATGATATGAAGGCTTTCGGTGCTTCTTTGGCTGCTAACATTGTTAAGGGCATGACAGAAGTCATGAACGAACGTTTTGGTAACATTGAAAAATCTTTGGAATCTTTTGGCGCACAGACACCTTCTTTCAAAGGAGTTCAGACTTCCGCTGTTTTGGAAAAAGCAATGAAGCCGGAAGTTGATGAAGAAGGCAAGACACTTCTTTCTGTTACAAAACAACGTCCTTTGGTGATGGCTGCTATCAACAAGGCTATTGAAAATGCCGGAGAGGAACTTGAAAAGTCGATTGGTGACGATGCTTTGGTTTTCTTGGCAAACACCGAAGCCG